TCATCTAGAGTAGCAGCTTCCCAGATGGGATAGAAGTGAAGTCCAATAGCATTGGAAGATGGAACTACAGCACCAGAGATGATGTTGTTTCCATACATGAAAGAACCTGCAACAGGTTCACGGATTCCGTCAATATCGACGGGAGGAGCAGCAATAAAAGCAACGATGAAACAAGTAGCTGCAGCAAGTAAACATGGGATCATTAGAACCCCGAACCAACCAACATAGATTCTATTGTTAGTTGATGTTACCCACTCACAGAACTCAGGCCATCCTGCTAATAAACCTTGCTCTCTCTTTGAAAGAGTTGTCATTAGTCCAACTTTAAGTAGGGCTGATAGGGAGTCAGCGAAACTTAGGTTCCTGTAGTACCCTCGAATCTACAGGTAGGATGAGAGACGGATTGATCTGCCTAGTCTCGGTAACGGCAGTAGTAAAGATGAGGAAATCCCCATCGGTTTATTTATTATAACTTTTTGTTAAGGGTTTGTCAAGTTAATAATCAAACTCGTCAAGAATATCTAATGCATTGTTGAGAGCTAACTGAGCTGCCCACCTTTCTTTATCATCCCATTCGGGATACCATTGATGATCATCAATCCCCTTCTTTATCTTGAGGAGTCTTGATTCCATATCTACTTTCTTAAGTCTGCCATTCATATAAGTTCTATACCTCGAATCAGGCCAAGGACAACTAGCATACTGCTTTGGGAATATCATTTTTCTCCAACGTGAATTGAGATTCAAGTTGCTTCTTGAGTTTTAATACTTCTCTCCGAAGCTCTTCTTTTTCCTGTTTCAACGTCTCGATCTCTTGTTCGTAGATGATAATCATGTTTTCTTGTTTTTCAGTGATTTCTTCTAGTTCGTACCAAGATCGGATGTGGTCGTAATTCATTATACCACTTCCTGTAGTTATTTACAAGTTTAATTTTTGCTTAAGGGATTTATATTATGAAACGTGGATAACACCTTTCATGCCAGCACCAGCATGAGGTTCGCATTGAAACTCATAATCGCCTGGTTCATCAAAGGTTATTTGAACCTCATCTCCCTTGGTGAAGTTTAAATCTGGACGAGATAATTCGTCGTGACCGTTAACAAACACAACATTATGTGGTGGTAAGTCGTTGTTTATAAAGGTAACGGCCTCTCCTGACGCAATAGAAACTTCAGATGGCTCGAACACAAGATTTCCATCATATCCCATCTGTATCTCTGCTGCCCAAGAGGGTAAAGCAAAGGTCATGATAGTAAATAGAGTAATTAAAAACTTCATTAAGTTCAAGACAACTATTAATATGTATGACACATTTGCATAAAAAAAGACTCCGTGTGTTGGAGTCTTAAAATTTATTGAAAGGCGAATTGAAATCCACCAATGTATGTGTAGAGGGCCAAAATTCCAACAAATATTAATTGATTCATCTAGGTAAAAATACTCTTCTTTTTATATAGGAGTATTAATACCTACGCACCTGAAGGAACAGCGACGGGTTGCATTTGACCAACCCTCACTCCTTTACCTCCATTAGTATCATCATCGTCATCATTATTAATTGCCCTTAGAAATAACTCTATCAACACTAAAGCAGTCATGGGATAAAAAACCCAGAGGACTGCTACTAGTGGTGATATACTGTCTGATGCGGCTGATAAGTCGCCCATTTAATTGTACGTTAAAAAAAGTTACGAATAGTTATTTAGTTATGTGAAGTACTGGAACTTAGTGTAAGCAGCTACGATAGCCCAGAAAGCCATCATTGCAAACCTACCGTTTGCTCTTGTCCAGATTTCTATATTGCTTGTAGTATCCATTAGAATACGCCTGGAATGATTTGACCTGTGAATGAGTAGGCGCCTAGTGCTGCTACTATTCCAATCATGGCCATCCAGCCATTGAACTTTTCTGCTTCGGGTGTCATTTGTAAAACTCCTTTCGTTAGATTTAATAGGGTTAGAAAGTAACTGGCTTATAAGCCAGTGGTGTAAGAGACCTTTTTATCTCAAAATATGCCAGGCATAACTGATCCAAAGAGGATATAGTTATGAACTGCTGCAAAGAAACCGATCATGGCAAGTCTACCATTAAGTAACTCTGCGTTTTTCCAGTAATCAACGTCTTGTACTTCTATCTGAGGCTCGTGAGCAAAGATGTTTTGCTTACCATACTCAGTAGTTTCGTATCGCTTCATACTTGGAGTAGAAGTTGTCATTCGTTTGTAAAGAAACGTAACATAATTATATAGTAAAGATTAAATTGTGTCAAGAAACTTTACATTCGGAGATCCGAACAGAATTAAAGGGGTCTTATAACCCCTATAAGATGGACTAATATTAATCCAAATTTTCTTGTATTGATTTTAATTTTTCGTATAATGCAGCACATTGTGGCTCGCCAGCATTCTTACGGCATTTCCAAAGTGCTAGGACAATGTAATCAAATTCCTTCTTGTCTATCGGTAGTTCCATAATCTCTGTTCATGTTTTCTATTAAAGGTTTTATGTCTGGCAATTCTGTACCAGTCATAACAGCAACAGGAGCAGCAACAACAGTCATAGTTACCGCTGTAGCTACAAGAACTGCTTCAGTTAGTTGTAATAATTCTATCATATTTAACACTCTTTACTAATATCTTCGGCCATTTGTCCACCAATATCAGATCCAGCATCCATCCCGATCATCGCAGCAGCACCAGCAAGTACCCAACCAACATAAGGAATAGAGGCGACACCAGTATTAGCAACAGCACCACCAAGGCTTGCACCGACCATTCTACCTGTTCCCTCTCCTGATCCGATTGCTTTGATACATGCTTCTGATCTTTGGTTCGCAATCTCTTCAGTTCTTTTTTGTCCTTCTGTACGATCCAAGTGGAAAGACCCATCCATCGTGTACTCTTCAGTTGTTGTAGTTGTGTTGTTACCCAACCCAAGAAAGCCACCTTTTTTCTTTATATCCCTTTCCACACGCATTACTTTAGGATCGTTTGCACGATATTGAATTCTATATCCTTCCTTACTCGCTTCTACTGAGTAAGATGTATAAGAACCTACAGGAACATTAACAACAGGGAAGTCAGACCTCCTTGAAATCATTCCTATCATTCCTATGTGAGATAAGCCTAGAAGTGTTCCTAGGCTTATCGATATCCATTTTGTATTCATAACAATATTATATCATATTTTATATATTATATCAATATGCATTGTTCTCATAAAACCTCTGTAACTCTTTAACAAATTCTTTCTGACTACAAAACCCATGAGCATCTCCTTCAGCAGACTGATGATAGTGGGTATGCATTACTTCTACACCAACAAAAAATACAATACCAAACATGGGTAACATCCATAACGGATGTCCGAAGACCTCACAAAACTCTTCGTAGTATTTACGAAAAGGTGTCTTCTCGTACTGTTTCTTATCCGCCAAAATAATTCAGCAAGTATAGTATATTATAACATAAAAAAAGACCCCCGAAGGGGTCTTGTTTTGATTATCTGATTAAAGATCAGAAGTTGAACTTAACTCCAGCCTTAGCGCCCCAATCAAAGATTGTGTCGCCAGATGAATCCTCACCATTAGAAACTCCAGAGATCTCTCCGTATACGCTAGTTGCATCAGCAATAGCATAACTTAGACCAACCTTACCTGAAAGTTCTGTCTCAGTATCATCTGTAGAATCAGTATGAACAAGAGCTGGGCCGCCTTGTACGTAATATCCTAACTTACCTTCTGCTGAAACACCTTCGTATCCAACATGAATGTCAGTTGTTGCTTTGGAGTAATCTCCATCAGGATATGATAGATTGCTCTCGACATTCACGTAAGGGCCTGCAAAAGCAGCACCAGCGAAAAGGAATGGAGAGGCAGCTATAGCTGCAATTTTAGACTTGATTGACATGATTGTTTATCTTTTCTCGCAGGAATGATATTAAAAAACCCTGCGGATGATAGCTTCCCCGACAAGGAAACTGTTTACATTCGACGCAGGGGTACGATTCTTTCGGGCCCTTTGTATCATACTATTTATCTTAACATAACTTCAAACTTCTTGGCAAGCCCTCTATTAACCAAGTTCGTGCGTATCATATTGGAAGAAATGATCAATGGGAAGATCAGTGGCTTGATTAGTCCAGAAATGATCCAACCCAATTCTAGAATTCTTATGGAAACTATCTACATGATCCTCATGTATAGATGACCCTAATTCGATCTTGTACAGTAAAAGTGGCATCGCATAGGTCTTACCAGCATTGTATAGTAAATCGTCTGCCACAGCGCGTGGCCGCACCCCATTATCAAGTTTAAATTTGTCACCTCTACAATGGAAATGCATTAACTTTTCTGCATACCTACGATTAATAACAAAGGCAGCGGTAGAATAATCATCAACATATCTTGGATGTATATTAGCAACTAACTTCCGTGGATTAATAACTGCAATCTGAAAGCAATCCCAATCGTATGGGATACGATTCATTACTTCTCTCCATGAGAAGGGCCAGTGGGAAACCGAACAAAGATCACAGTCATCTTCCATAAAGATACCGTACTCAGTGTCAGTGGTATCGTACCAATGTTTAATAGATCTTAGATGAGATGTTACACAACCAATCTCAGGAGCAGATACGGCATTTGGATAACGACCAGAAAGAATTTCACTTAGATCACTACTACGTCCATCAAAGGCAGACATTCTTTCATAGTTTTCTATGTTCCAATATTCTAATTGTTCCTTCATCCAATCCCATCTCTCTGGTTGATCATCAAGATTGATGATATACAAAGGGCCAAAATCGTTTAATTTATAAGCGGCTTTGTTTCTATCCATGTTTGGCAATTACCTCTTCAACGGCAGGGATGTAATGTTTCTTAAGTACGTTTGTCCATGCAAACTGTTTACCATATTCTCTAATCTCTTCTCTATGGGCAACAGAGTACTCTCTATTCTTTACGATTTCATATTCTAAGTAACCAATATCTTCAATATTCTTTTCATTAATAACTGTAATGAATTCCTTATCAGTATCAAGATTTGCTGCACCCCACTCACATACTACCACACCTAATCCAGATATCAAGGCCTCCATACAAACTAGTGGATGAGCTTCACCATCTGATAAGAGAACTAGGTTTCCATATTCTGTTAGTTCATTGTAGAGTTTGTCTTTTGACCACTCTCCAAGATAATTCTTAGATGTATCAAATCTATTGTCAGCGATATTGCCAGCATACCACAGAGAAGATATCGACTGAAATAAATGTTGCCGTTTTCTATGGTCAATTTTGGCAAGGTAGAGACTCCTATCAGGGTGCTGAGGATCGTCAACATAAGAGAAAGTATCAGTATTGACACCATTAGGAGTAACCCATGTATTCTTGGAAGGTATGTCAAACATAACATTGTAAACCTTCTTGATGCCTTCTGAGAGGCAGAATATATTTGGTTTAATACGCATGAACTCATTCGCCACGTTGATGTATCCATTAAACATCTCACGGCGTTCAAGGTATCCGAAGTGACTAGTAATAGCGTTGGGATATTGTATAAAAGGTACGATGGGAATAAACTCATCGTAGTGAACATGTACAAAGTCCGGCCTAAAGTTGTTGATTTCATTAATAATTTGTCGCCCATCCTTGGTATTGATTATCTGAACCTCATGGCCCAGTTCTTCAAGTGCAAGTTTAGTATCCCATATCAGGATTTCACATGCACCCCAGCCTGTAGGAGGTATGGGCATAATGCCAGGGCCAATCAGTGTAATCTTCATTTCTTTATTCCAAGGTAATCGAAGTCTTCATGATAGAGATCATAGATATGTTCTCTCATCTCATCATCAAACATTATATCATAATTAGAAGGAACTGCATCCTCATTCCACCAGAACATAGCAGGTAACTTATATGGTTCTGCTAATTTATTCAGATCATCATTTCTAGGAGTCCCATGATGATCACCCTTCCTCCAGTTATCAGTACCACCCATCTTCCATAGAAGATCCTTATCGAGAGGTATCTCACCTGGCTTACATCCTAATTTTTCACTAGCTATTTTAAAACAGTTAGGAACATCTTCCAACCAGAAGATGTCATCAAAAACGAATGGAACCATATCGGTAACTTGTCTGGCGATATGAAGATTACCAGTTGAATGTTCATTCAACCAACTCCTATTCAATGCCAAAACAAAATCTTTGAAGCTCATTCTATCAACTCTGTCAATTCTTCCAATAGGAATAACCTCAGCAGTTGATCGCCTCATCTCAATACCACGAATGGTATGGTTGTCTTTATTAATTTTATGTTGTTTAGCATACCGACCATTAACATCAATGGCTTTTTCAGTATAGACACTAAACACTCTATAGTATGGATTTCTAGCTAGAAGAAACCTATACTGAACAGGTTTCTCTATCTTAGCAAATACATTTGTTAATAAGGATATTCCACACTTAGGAGTACCCCAACAATGATCGGAAACTTTTTTCATTACCAAGTAGGCCCTTTACAATCTACACCACGTACTAGTCTCAACGGAAGCGGAGCACGCAACAAATCCGTCTCACTATAATTACGTTTAAAACAAGAATACTTAAAGGCCTCTGCAACAGGAGCCCAACAAGCATCCCAATTCACCAGATTCTTTTCACAATGTTCATAAGTTCTAAGGAATCTTCTAAATCTAGGCGGAAATATAAATCCTAAATCAGGAAAAGGCATCGCATGATTTGAAAGATATAACTTATTCTTCGGTAATTGATTCAGATCTGGATAGTCCCAGATATTTATATCTGTCCTGATAGTGATAACAAAATCATAATCTCTAATATTATCACCTATAAGTTCACTAACTTGTTGAACAGAATATAGTTGTGATAACTGATTATGAAAATTCTTTTTATGAAATCTCTCTGTATCATATCTCTTTTCAATCTCATCCCACATAGGTTGATTCCAGAACTCCTTTGGTTTGGAGGTCTTCATCTTTATGGGTTTCCACTTATCAACAAACCTTTCAAGATCATCAGGATCTTTAGGGCATTTCTCCATCTGAAGCCAAGAAGAAAATTCCCAATCAGTTACATGTGATCTATCATAATCTTCATCCTCATCCCACCAGAGATGAGCATAAACATCAGCATGATACTTGTCGAATATAAATTTCTTATGACTCTCATAACAATATGGATTGTCAGTAAATCTAGGTTGACCGTAGTATAAACATGCTACTTTCATACCAATCTCTCCACAAAGTCACTACAAACTCCATGACAATTAGTGGCTCTCAATACATCCCAATCTCTATCTTCTTGCCACTCAGGCATTACAACAACAGTATTCTCTGAATATGATTTGCCTGGAAATGCCCAAATAAATTGTTTACTTGTTAAAGTATAATCATCCTTATCATGGTAAAAGAAATTATATCCTTTAGTCTGAGTAGTGAACTCATGTAAGGTAGTAAGATCTTTACAATGTATCCAAAGATGTTCCGCTCTACCAGACAACCACCACCAAGTTACTGAGTACTGTGGTTCATCATGACCTAACCACAGAACATCAGTGGCTTGATCATAACGTAAATCAATCTCAACATCATATCCAGACTCAATACACGAGTCTATTTGTTTTGGATTGTTCTCTGTAGATGGGCAAGGGCCGTTTAAATTGGCCCGATGAGCTATTAATTTCATTTAGAATTTCAATTGAGAGTTCGTCATAAGAATCAACTTCATAGACCCAAGCTCCACTAGAATATGCAGCTTGTCGGCCAACTTCACTGTCCTCAAAAATTAGAGTATTATCTGGTTCAACCTCAAACCTCTTCATCTCCTGAACATACATGTAAGGATCTGGTTTAGAGATCATGTTTTGTGCGCTCGTTATATGATTAATACATTGAGCAACATCAAGAGCTTTTACAACCTTCTCTAAGAAACTATACCGTGCATTTGATCCTAAGGCAATGTATATGTCACGGGATCTCAACTCCTGAAACAAACTTTTAATATTTTTATTCAGGAGAACTCCTTTGTCGAAGTTTAAACAAAGGTGATAGTCCTTTAACTGCCATATTTTTTCAATATCTTCTTCTTGTATCTGTCCACATTCTGATAATCTCTCCAATTTTTCTCTAGTAGGAATTGTCCCAAAGGCTTCATCTTCCTCACGAGAATATTCACAACCAAAGTCCCTCAATGCAGAAGCAGTTGAGGGATAATGAAGTGCTCGACTGTTTACAATCACTCCATCAACATCAAAGATACACAGTTTTATATTATTCATTTGCGAATAGTATGGGCATTCATTGGATGAGGAGCAAGATCAGATTGACTATATCTTAACAGAAATGCATTTCCTTTAAAGGCCTCAGGAGATGGTTCCCATATATTATGGAATACTCTTGGGTGATTAATATCAGTAAATGCATTTTTCATCCATCCAAGATATTTACGCCCACATACATGAATAACATCTGGGAATCTTGGATGATGGCCTGGTAGATAGAATTTATTAGGATCTAATTCAGATAGATCTTCAGGGAAATTCTCTAAGTAAGTATCAAGTCTTGCTAAGACTATTATATCATGTCTGTCACCTGTTTCTTCATAGAGTTCTGCAACTCTCTGAATAGTTTTCAACTGAGACATAATATTACTGTAATTACCTGAGTTCCAATGTCCTTCAGGATGTTTACCAGTAAACTTTTCATCTACAAAAGCTTTACAATCTGGAGGGAGTTCAAACTTCTGAGGTTTCTCATGAACTAAAACTTTAGGATTGTATAATCTCTCAAGTCTTTCAATTGCATCGGGAAGAATTACACAGTTCTTAGCACCATGCATTTCAGCCCATGTTGATACATCATACTTACCACCCTCTTCATCAAACCATGTATGTATGTACACATCGGTGTCATAACGATCAAGAATTAACCGTTTATAATCATTAAACGGCCTCTCATCATCAAGATACCTTGGTTGACCAAAAAATAAAAGGGCGACTTTCATCAGACTTCTCCTTTATAATTCTCTAAGAAATACTTAAGATCTTCTGGAGTTCCTAATCCCCACATATCTTCTGTACCAATCTCCTTGATACGAATCTTCTTACCATCCTCTATAGCTTCATTATATACAGGACAAACATAGTATTCATTGTTAACACGAATATCTTTTTCAATCATCTGTTCTGCATACTTAACATAATCAGATCCTTTCTTCCAGTAGTAGATACCAGCAGTTGCATGTTCTGAGATAGGTCTTTTCTCAGCAACCTCAGATACATATCCATCCTCACCAAGTTTTGCAAAAGACCACTTAGGATGTGTAGCAGGGAATGTAATAATTCCACCGTCTGCATTATCATTATTAAATGCATAAAGAGTTTCATTACTATCCCATAAAATTAATTGATCGGAATTAGTAAGAATTAATGACTCATCATTATCAATAAACTCCTTTGCAAGTAATGTAGTACATGCAGCACCCTCTGTGATACCATCTACTTGAACAATATTACAATCGGGAGTTAATAGATTTAAAAGATATTCAAGTTGATACTTCTCATAATGTTCCTTCTGAACTACGTAAGTATATTTGGCCTCAACATTCAATCCTTCAACGACCACTTGGATCATTGGTTTTCCTCTCACTTCAATCAATGGTTTGGGGAAGGTATAACCTTGACTAGCAAAACGGCTACCTGCACCAGCCATAGGAACCAATACATTCATTTTCTCAGACCTCCATGCAATTTTTTTCTTGGTTTTCCCATTAAGAATGGATTTAATCTTATCAATCTTCTGTTGATTAAGATCCGCACGATCATCAACAGCTACTAGATGACACTTACTATCAATAGCACCCTGACGGCCTACATGACTATCCTCTATTATAACAGTGTCTTTGGGTAAGGCACCCATAGTCATCATACACTGCCAGTACATAGAGGGAAATGGTTTATTTCTAACTACATCCTCATTAGAAACATAGTAATCAACAAACTCAGTAAGTCCCAATCGTAAAAGAATAATCTTTACGGTGTTACGAATACTATTAGACGCAACAGTAATCGAATAACCTTCATCTTTAAGTTGACGAAAGAATCCCATCAACTCATAGTCTTGACGAACCTGTTCGTTAAAGACTTTGAAGGTTTGTTTTTGTTTTTCGTTCCAAATAGTTTCGTAACTATCTACAGGAAGTCCTTTCTTCTCTGTAAGAAGTTTTAATTTGGCTGTTGTAGGAAGACCATCATAGGTACTAACATGTTCTTCTCTACTAATCGCATACTCCTCTCCCAATGCAAGGTTAAGAGCATCGAAATGGAAATCCTTACTATCAATCAAGACCCCATCAAGGTCAAAAATAACAAGTTTAGTCATCCAACATCACGGAAAAGTTTAGGGTATATAGAGTGCTTATGCACCTTAATATTATCTCTCTTAATGGCCCATCCTAACAGACATTCTGGATTTACTCTAGCCCCCTCGTTAACAATCTCCTCGAAGTTGTTGTACAAATTAAGGTAAGATGTCATTGACTTATAGTCACCCCATGCAAAAGTATCTCCTAATGCATAGTCCTCATGACTGGTAATATCTGTGATATGAAGTCCCTCTGAATCATAATCTGAAAGATCTCCCATCTCTTCAACGAACCAATTATCGGTTCTGGTTCTTACAACAATGTCGTATTCACCATTCTCCTTGACATATTTATCCATCAACTCAAACGCTTCTTGGAATCCATATGCCTGTGAAACAATGTTGTTTAATGGATGAGGAGCTGCAGGGTCAGGAACAATAGTGTCGTGTGAAAACTCTTTAGGATTATCCCAGGCACCATCCTTAACATTCCATAATTCCTTACAGTAATAGTCAAGTGTTTTATCTTCATCAGTAACCCATAGATGATAGAAAAAATCTATTTCATTCTTTGAATTAGGATCGAATAAAAATTTCTTATGATTGGGATAACACTCTCTCAAAGCTCTGGGTTGACCAGAGTAAACAATGGCAATCTTAGACATGATACTTACTATTATCTTTTGCTAGATGAACAATTTTAGGTTGGAAGTCACATGAATCAGCAAAGACTTCAGGGAAGGCATATTCAGGGCCAAGTGTATGAACTTGATCCTTATGCTCTACATAGAAACAATTTATATGACTCTCATCATGCCACTTGGCAATTACTTTATTCTTCTCATCTATCTCTACACGGTTATGAAGTTCTTTCATCATACCAAGTACTTCAGGAACCTTACCACCCCACAGGCAACCCTGCCAATAGGTTGAAAAATCATATCCCTCTGGAACTTTAGCACATGATAAAGGATTGGTCTCAAAGGATCCTGGCGCATTATTATGAGGAGGGAACTGAAGGAAGTGACATGGATGCCAAACCCCAATGTAAGGTTTATCAGTTAGAACATCTTCTTTCTTAACTGTATCTACTACAGCCATATCTGCATCAAGGAATAAAAGATAATCACATTCTTTAATCCTTTTGGCTGCCTTCTCAATTATTTTAAACCTATACAATGTAATGTACGGCCAATCAAGATGTTCTTGATGATAATAATATGCATTATCAGGCATTTCTTCAAGTTGTCCATCAGTAAATACCAGATAATCTTTATCCACTCCAGGCATAAGATTTTCTTCACATCTCTCATACCAACTAGGAAGAAAGTCAAGGTACTTTTCTGTACCAATAAACACTACAGCTACTTTCATTCTAAAACCTCCCAATGATCACAATAAAGATCCTCTATACTTAAATGTTCGTTATCAGGGCCAAACCATTTTGCAGGCGCAATAACTTCCTTACTATCAGCTAACCATGCACCCCACCATGAGTAAGTAGAGTTTGCAATAATATGGCCACTACACAATGACATTAATGCAAGATCAGTATAATGATTATTACTTTCACTTACAAGAAACTTATCATCATCTCCAAACACCTGTTGTTCTCTACACCAATCAGGATCATCACTAAAGATAACAACCTGACGACCATCAAGATTAATCTTATCTAATGCTCTACCATACCAATCTATAGAAAGATTGTGATGATTACCAGAGTTCCTTAAAAAATCTCCTCGTCTAATATGTAAAGCAACAGGAACCTTATTTAAACTCTCAATCATCTGACGAGCAGGATCAAGAATCTCAGGCCTGAATGTAAACATCTCACGTATCATATCTTTAACGTGAGCAAAATACTTTTCTGTCTGAAAGAAACCACGAAGATCCACCCAATCAGGACACTCATTAAAGATACCCTCATTGAAATGGAATCCATCTTCATTAACCACTGGTCTATCAGGATCAATTGCCTGAACATTCAGTGGATTGATATTCTGTAAGGTGAATGGGTTTTGAATATCAATTCTAAGATTGTTTCCTAAAGCATCTACAGTTACATGTTGATGAATTGGAAAACAATAATTATATCCTCTATTAGCAGCTATGCCTCGTAGAGAAGCTATCTGGAACATTTGGTTTCCCAACTGTCCCAGTTGACCCAATGCATTAAAACCAATCACTCTTCAAAAACTCCAACGTATACATCATTATCCAATTCTTCAAGTGTCTTTAAATGTGTAGACTGATTATCTTGAATTTCTTCCAACTCATATATTTGTTCCTCTATCCACTCATACGTTCTCCTGATACCTTCTTTAAGTGAAACAGTATAATCCCACTTAAGAACATCACGGATCATATCATTCTGTGAGTTACGTCCACGAACTCCCTGTGGGCCATCAATATGATTAACAGATATTTTCTTATCAGCAGCTTGAGCAGCATAAGAGATAAGTTGATTAATAGTAACCATCTCTTCAGAACCTATATTGATTACATCAGAACACTTACTTTCCATGAGTCTACGTGTAGCCTCAATACAATCATCTATAAACAAGAATGATCTAGTTTGTTCTCCATCACCCCAACATTCGATTTCACCTTCTCCAGAGTCAACAAGTGCGACCTTTCTGCACATTGCTGCAGGAGCTTTTTCTCTACCTCCATCCCAAGTTCCTTCTGGCCCATAGATGTTGTGATAACGAGCAATGCGAACATCAAAGTCATGGTTACGAGCGTAAGCATGGTAGAGACGTTCTGAGAATAATTTTTCCCATCCATAATCTGAATCAGGGTTTGCAGGGTAAGCATCCTCCTCACGGAGGCCTGGATTGTTTACATCTTCTTGAATCTCTGAAGGATATGCACAAGCAGAAGAAGAATAAAAGACTTTAGGCATCTTACGTCCTTGACTATTATTCTTAACCAAAGCATCTAAAAGATTAATATTAATCGATGCTGAGTTGTGCATGATGTCTGCATCATTTTCACCTGTGAAAATAAAACCTGCACCACCCATGTCAGCAGCGAATTGATATACCTCATCAAATCCTTCAACCATTTTATAAGGAACTTGATTAAAGAAATTACCAAGTTCTCCTTTATATTCTACTATCCTATTAACGAAACTCTTGTCTCTTAGATCTCCTAATACAAACTCATTAGCTTGATGTCTTGAGAATTCAGGATGTTTTAGATCAACACCTCTGACCCAATACCCTTCACTCCTGAGTCTCTTTACCATATGGGAACCGATAAATCCACCTGCTCCTAAAACTAATGCTGTCTTCATTTTGACCATTCGTTACCTCGGTATTTATTTACGATATGCAGGTACACCTTCTGGATCTAACCATTTAGTATACTCAGGATCTTCTATACATGTATACATTTGTTCCTGATTATCCAAAAGATACATGTCTCTATACCTATTTGTATAGTCATCGTATTTTTGAATACGTAAATCAAGATGACCATTATGTAATTTTTCATCCGTATGAACGAAACGATATGGCCCTTGAGAATGTATTGTAGTATATTTCATTTAAAAAAATCCTCACTGTTTATTCCTTTATCATCAATGAATAAATCTCCACCAAATTTAACACCTGTTCTTAAGGTAGTAAATTTTAATCCCCATGATCTTAACTGATCAAAGGTTCTTTCATAATGATTGATTTTTGTACCGCATCCTCGTGCAGTTTCGATAATAATTTCGTGACCTTCCTCCCATAGTTTATTAACTTTTTCTATCCTATCCTTATAGGGTTTAGCTTCAAAGTACTTCATTCCATGACCATCTGGATTAGAGAAAGTCTCACATAAAGTACCATCTAAATCAAAAACATATTTCATTAAGAGAAATCCATAGCAAGAGTATATCTTGTACTTTGTACAAGAGGATTAGAATGTGTATAGTTTGAAGGAAATACTAATAGAGAATTTGTGGGAGCCGGAAGATGATACTCCGCATCCTCCATTAGAAATGCTGTTCCTAAACTTTCAGGATTATCCAGCATGTAAACAGATGAATATCTGTACTCTGGATAAAAATCAGTATGTGTATGCCATGATAACTTAACTTCTGAATCAATGCAATTGACCCAAGCAGAGACAAGTTCTGCATCCACATTAATCAGATCACAAAACTTTGGAAAAGGATTATAAAATTCTTTTCCAGTAAAGACCTCATTCAGATTAGTATCTGTTTGTAGGCCTGGATGTAATTCTGATACCTTTCCTAATAAAGGTTTAGATTGTTCTAATAAGTTCTCTCTTTCTTGTGAAGAAAGAACCTCATAGAATATCTTTACATCACGCCAAGACCCCTGTTTCATAGAGGTCTTCTGTGAGGAGTTCGACGACGAGTTCATAAGTGTCGTATGGGTCATCATAAAATTCTATGCCATGATCCATATAATATCGTAGGATCTTTTTGTAAAGTTTTGGATTTTTATAGTCTAATTCTAACGTTCTATCAGCAGTCTGGGCAAGAGTGTCAAGATGTTTCCTGAACTTTTGTACTAAAGACATTTTCCTGTTTAAAAGATTAAACGACGTTACGGGGCGTCATCATTAAGGATAGTATACAAGGCCAAATACTCTTCCGGCAAGTCCTTGTTGCTATTTTTTACTTTTAATGGCTTCCTCCCAATCGGAATTGAACTTTTCGATTCCTTGATCCGTGAGGGCATGATCGTACATTTCTTTGAATAATTTTGGAGGCATAGTAACTACATCAGCACCAACCTCAAATGCTCTTTCTACATCGTAGACAGATCTGGTTGATGCAGCCAAAACCTTAGTTCTGACCATATGTTCTCTATACAGAGTAGCGATCTCTTTCACTAAATCAATTCCACCTAATCTCTGGTCATCCAATCTACCAATAAAAGGTGAAACATAAGCTGCACCTGCCTTAGCAGATAGAATAGCCTGAGATACACTAAAAACTAGAGTTACATTAACCCTAGTTCCTTGAAGACTCAGTTGTTTACAGGCCTTTAAACCTTCCATTGTACATGGAACTTTAATGGTTACGGAAGAACCTAATGGGACAAGAGTTTCAGCCATAGATAACATTTCTGCAGCAGTTTCTCCAACTACCTCAGCACTAATGTCTGGTACTCCAGCCTCAACTAATTCTTTTATCCGTGTATTTAATTCTGTGCCTGACTTCAGAATTAAACTGGGGTTCGTTGTGACCCCATCTATCAAGCCGGTTTCCATGTGACTTTTAACCACATCAATTTCGGCAGTGTCTAAAAAGATTTGCATTGAGTAAAATTGACTCGTTTTATTTAGCAAGCTCCCTCAATGGGTGCATCCTAATGAATTGTTCATTCATATTATAGTATAACTTATAGTTTTCTGTCGTCACATAGTATCCTACTATGTCGTTTCCATCACAATGATATCCATATCCCCTCAGAGGTTCATTGACTCCATCAATCTTAAATGTTTTGGTGTGTCCAGTTTCTAAGTAACTGTGAAATTTTTCATCCAGATTGATCATCGTTCCTCGAAGGTAAGTTTTGTAATTTTTCGACGGCGCCGGGCCTCTTGGTATTTTAGGTCATCAGATGTTAGGAAACCCTCATTTTTAATACTTTCTTTAGTTTTACTTAACACTACTTTACTTAAATCCTGTGCTGAGATCTTATCACCCTCTACTGTCATCATATTTGGGCATCCACAACCTTGGACTTTTGGGGTACTTGTAACTTCAGTACCACAAACCTTACACCTTGCGACTAACATTTCTCTGACCTAAATTTCTAAAGTCCATATTTAAAGTCTGTCTAAGGCCTTTTACTTGTGGGTAAGTACCGTGACAAACATCCGATGAAAATATCAATAGATCTCCTTTCTGAGGAGAGAATTGATATACGTTATTATTAAGAACGGCATAAAAATCACCGTGAGGACTTTGTACCCCCTCGGTGTCTAGAAATAATACCGTACAGATATACTTAGGAAACTTATGATGTCTATGAACGAGATGAAAATTACCCTCGTCACCATACACACTCCAAGCATTTAATAGTTGTAATTCACGACCTAAGATATGTTCATAATGATCAATTATATCGTCCAACTCTTCTTGTCTGGGCATCAAATGAAAATCATCACCACCAATAGTACTAGAGTACCATTCTGGTTTAGGAGAATCTTTCGCTATACCGTCAACTATATTTTTTATTTCATCAGCGTCAGCATCAGAAATGTATCTCTCCGATAAATACATGAGAATATTATTGAATTTCAATTATGGCCCGAAGAAAAAAGACTGCTGACGATGCTGCAGTTATAATCTCTGAGGATACTCCTGACGTATATATGTCCAAATACGATAAGATTTCCGAAGAGAAATTTACAGAACTAGAGAATCGCATTGCAGCCCTAGAAGCAATAGCAGCTCCAGGCGCAGAGGAGGCAATATCAGCAAGACTAGACAAACTAGAAAAGTTCAAGAAGTTTGCACTCCAAATCAAACACTGGTTCCCAGCTAAATGGTTAGACGATATTGGAGAGTCTTAATCAAAAGCAAAAGAGTTAACAGTAGAGGCCTCTAGTCTAGACTTATACTCATGTGAGTACTCAACTCTGTTACCTTCAACTCCCCATCCTAACCAGCGATGGGCAATATCGTTGTACTCTTCTATAGTACAATCAGGCATTTGAAACTCTGGAAGTACATCCTGAAACTCTGGTTCGTTAATCATATAATCCAATTGACAAGTCAGAGTACTTGGATCACAATTATTATCTATAGCAAACTGGCCTAACCCATTATAACGACTCTTATAAGTCCACTGGATGATTCCATACCCACCCCGACGGCAATCATTAAAGCTAACTCTAGCACCTCCTTCGCAGATGTCGGGATGGAAGTTGCTTTCCTGTTTAATTGAACCCAGAATCGTTGCCAGGGCATTTTTATTGTTAATTTTTGTTACGTTCTGTATATAGGCAAGTACTGACTTTTCATTCTCTGTGCCATAAGGAAGTTCCCATGTTGGATTAGCTATGTTTACTGCTACTCCAGACAACGAGGCAAGAAGACTAAACATGATTAAAGTAATCCTTTCGGTAATAACGTCCTAGAATGTTAGAATTGTAGTATGCTGGCGTGCCGTCGGCAAGAGCCTCAGATAAAACGTTATTTAAAAATAACTGTCTAGTCTCTTCAAAGTTTACTCTGCCGGCGGTGGGCTGGAGACTGAGGATCTCACGCTTGAAAATGTTTTGTCCATACTTTGCAACGTCGTCTTTAAGTTCTGGAGAACTTCCGTAGTAGCGTTTCCAGTCACTCTCAGACGTAACACGGCGTTTCCCACCTCTAGGCTTTCTACGCTGGGTAAAGTATTTGCGTCCAATGTATCTTTTCCCTGTCTGGAGATTTGTAATACAGTAGACGTAACCGAAGAAGTCGCCAATATCGTCAGAAGTAAAAGTTGAACCTTTGTATAGCCAGGGGTTTTCATAATCTCCCTCACCAATTGATTCCATTTCATAATTTTTATTTCGCTATCTTATTTAGTGTACGCCAAGTCTCCTTATAATCCTGAACATTGTAACATGATCCCATCATGTTATCTACTATTGCCATTGCTAAAGGCCAATCATTCTGTCCTTCTTGCATCATGTCTCCAAAGAAATGTAGGTCATCAGTCTTATCAAAGTCTCTTAAGATCTGACTCTTGTTCCTTCCCTTCGGTGCTAGATCCAATCCAGTCTGCCCTCCTACCTGTACCTCTAGGTCTGGAAACTGATTCTTGAGTCTGTCTGCTATATCTTCTCTTTCTAATCTTTCTTTGTCCCATTTAATATATTCTTCTCTACCATGTAGAGTATCTTTACCTCTACCTAAGATACTAAAGTTAACACCACCAGGCCTTAGCTCAATATGTACTCCATTACGAATAGGAAAACAGCTATAAGCTAATTCATCTTCTAAGAATCTCTCCACCTCTTTCGGTAGTACCCAATCATCCCTATAAACATTCTTATCTTTCTCATATACATCACTACCAGAACAATTATATACACGTTTAGCAGTGTAACATATATCCAATCCTAATTGTTCTAAGGTCTTCTCTCTATCACTACCAGTAACCAGAGAGACATGATTGTTACGACAGAATATAAGGAACGGAGCCCAAAATTCGTGTTCAATTTTTTTGCGACTAGGGGTTAGTGTCCCATCAACGTCAAATATATATTTTCTCAATTATGTTCCCAGTCCTTTACCTTTTCTGTAATTATCCTCACTACCATACCTTGCTACTACATTAGCATAGTCTTGTGGATCTTTGTATCCTGCTTTCTTTGCTCTATCAGCAAAGGCTTTATTGTCATCATCCTGTCTCTTCTTACGTGCTGCTGCAGCCGCCGCTTGCGATTCCGCAGAAGGAGGTTTCTCTGACTTAGGATCATAGATTTGACCTTTATACTTATCTTTAACAGTATCGAAGGCACTCTTCTTGGGTTTAATACCCTTTGCTTTCATTGTAGCATAGGACATAAACTTCCCATCTACTTCTTCACCGTTAGCTGCTTCACTGAATTGTTTAAATGTTTTCATGGGGATGTCTGTTAAACGAATAAGAAGTCGTTATATATTATTTATACTATCGTTCCATTCCTTGAATGAAGATTGGCAATCAGGTGGTTCAGGTTCTTTGATACCATTAATCTTCTTCCACTTATTATATAATGCACCCATATGCCAAGACTGTGCAAGACTCTTAGGGCCATTCTCTAGTAACTCAAGTTCCCTTTTACTATTTGTATAAGGGATGAGTTCTTCTCTCCAATTGGAATCATCATAAGTCATTTTTCAGCCGCATAAAGAGCAAATGTTGATGTAGTAATTACCGTCATCATATTTGCTATATGTTGTTTCGTATCAGAATCACATTTATTGACCATAGGAAGAAAACATCCAATTATAGTTGCTCCAACTATTCCTAACTGGAATAGGATCACAATCTTTATAAGACTTATGACTTGATTCTTAGAGTTTGAATCCTGAGAAGGTGTCCTTCTTAACGTCTTGTTTAATTCCTCCGACGACATAACTTTCTACCTCCGTTTCTTGGGGTGCAACCTGAAGGCCTTTAGAACTAATCCAGAATTGAGTCCAAGGCAGAGGATTGTTTCTAGCAGGTATATCGTATATAGGTTTAAGTCCTATTGATTTCATTCTCTTATTGGCAATCCACTCAACATATTGACCCAATAACTTGTCATTCAATCCTATCATACTACCATCCTTAAACAAATACTCTGCCCATTCTTTCTCTTCATCTACACACTTCCTAAACATCTCATATACATTCTCTTCCTCTTCCTTCATTATTTCAATCATCTCAGGATCATCACCCTCTCTCCAATTCTTTAGAATTGTTTGGGTAAGTACGAGGTGTTGATTCTCGTCTCTTGCGATGAGGGATACAATCTTAGCAGATCCTTCCATAAGTTTGAGCTCACCGAAAGCGAAAGTGCAAGCAAAAGAGACGTAAAAACGAATACCCTCAAGAATGTTAACATTAGCAACTGCCCTATAAAGTTGTCTTTTTAAATCTTTTCTAGTCCACTGTGCATTAATATGATCTCTCCAATCATCTCTCCAGTTATTACTAGCACCCCATTCTTGTGCAGTGTTAATAAACTCATCATATGATGCAGTCACCGACTTAGCACGAGCAAGAATCTTTTCATCATCTAATATCTTATCGAAAACATCAGATGGATCTGGATAAACATTTTTAATAATATGAGTATAAGATCTGGAATGAATCATTTCCATGAAACCCCATACTTCCATACATGCTTCCAACTCAGGTAAAGAACAGTAAGGTAAAAATGCCATACTAGGGCCACGACCCTGTACAGAATCTAATAATATCTGATATTTCAGATTAGAGGTGAAGATATGTTTCTGTGCATCACTTAGATGACCATAATCAGCACGATCTTTCTGGAGTGATACCTCTTCAGGCCTCCAGAAATATCCTAATTGCTGTTGAGTCAATCTATCAAATGATGGATACTTATATGAATCATATCTCTGTACACCCAATGGTTTACCAAAAAACATTGGTTGTTTTTTAGTATCAACATCTTCAGTATTGAAGACTGTCATACCTTTTATTTCAGATTGCACAGGACTCACAGGCTTCTTCCTCAGTAGTTAGAATTTCGTTTATTAGGTTGTCTACAGGTATATCATCCTTCCAACCAATAGGATGTGCTGGTTCTTCTATATCCTTCTTAGCATCATATGTATTCTGATAATAAGAAGTCTTCCAACCGTACTTGTATGTAGTAAGAAGATCCTTAGCCATTTCTGATACAGGAACTTCATTGTCTGGATAGTTCTCTGGATTGTATGACCAGTTACCACTGATCGCTTGATCAAAGAACTTCTGCATTACTGCTACTATTTTAATATATCCATCGTTACTTGGCATGTCCCATAACAAAGTGTAATTATTTTTCAACGTATTATATTGTGGTACAATCTGTTTAAGAGGCCCCTTCTTTGATTTTTTAACGGACAAGTAATCTCTCGGTGGTTCAATTCCGTTTGTTGCATTTGACACAACCGAACTGCTCTCCGATGGCATTTGTGCTGACAATGTTGAGTGCCGTAACCCGTGAGTGAGTATGTCCTCCCGTAAACTTCCCCAATCAAGTGATAAGTCATTTGGTGTGATCTCATCTACGTCCTTCTTATAAGTATCTATTGGAAGAATGCCTTCTGCATACTTAGTTCTACCAAAATCAGTACACCATCCTTTTTCTTGTGCAAGTTTATTAGATGATTTAAGAAGATAGTACTGGAAAGATTCACTCAACTTATGAACCGCATCAAATGCCTCTTGTGAATCGTAATTATGACCTAACTTAGCAAGATAATGTGCGAGTCCAATGAACCCCACTCCAAGGGATCTACGCGCCTTTGTGGCCCTTTCTGCAGCAGCAACAGGGTACTGTTGATAGTCAATTAATTCTTCAAGTCCACGTACAGCAAGATCACATAGTTCCTCAAGATCTTCTAAGTTCTTAATCTTACCTACATTAACTGCACTAAGAATACATAAAGCAATTTCACTAACCTCATCATCAATATGTTGAAGAGGATATGTTGGTAGAGTAATCTCTTGACATAGGTTACTCATATGCACATGATCTTTAAAAGAAGAATGTGAATTACAATGATCTATGTTCATAAGATAAACACGACCAGTCTCAGCTCTTTCTTTTAAAAGATCAAGTATGAGTTCTTGAGCATTAACGCTACGTTTTGGGATGAAAGTATTCTGCTCAAACTGTTCGTAGAGTTCATCAAAACGTTCAGTACCAAAGCTATCATACAACCCTGGCACATCATGAGGAGAAAATAACGTGATCTCCTCGTTATTAATAAACCTTTCATAAAATAATTTACTTAACTGAATACTATAATCTAACTTTCTAACTCTGTTGTCTTCTGTTCCTTTGTTGTTTTTGAGGACGATGATATCTTCGATTTCTTGGTGCCAAATGGGAAAATGGACTGTCGCTGATCCACCTCTGATGCCGTTTTGAGTGCAACATCTGACAGTGCTTTCAAACTTTTTGAGAAAAGGGACGACACCTGTGTGTTGTACTTCTCCGTCCCTGATCTTACTGTTGATGCCCCTGATCCTACCAGCGTTAATACCAATGCCTGCCCTTTGAGCGACATAGCGGCCAATAGCCATATCACTGCTAAAGATACTATCGAGGGTGTCATCAGCATCAACCAAAACGCAACTTGCAAATTGACGAATGGGGGTTCTGACTCCCGCCATAATGGGGGTGGGGATGTTGATTTTGTGTCTGCTGATTGCGTCATAGTACTTTCTAACATAGTCTAATCTAGTTTCTTTAGGATACTCCGAAAACATTGTTAAGGCAATTAACATGTACATGAACTGTGGTGTTTCATACACCTTCCCAGTACTTCTGTCCTGTACAAGATACTTATCACAAACCTGTCTTAGGCCCGCATACGTAAATAGGAAATCTCTATCATGATCAATCCATGTATCTACCTTTTGTATTTCTTCTAAGGAGTACTTGTTATATATTTCTCCATCATACACTCTAGCATTAACACAATTGTTAATATGATCAACTAGTGATGGTACTTCTCTCATCCTTCCATATAAACTTTTCCTTACGGCAAAAAGAAGAAGTCTAGAAGCAACGAACTGATAATTAGGATGATCAAGATCAATAAGATCTGAAGCAGATTTTATAAGTATCTCTTGGATCTCTCCTGTAGTAATTCCATCATAGAATTGAATACCCGATTGAATTTCTACCTGACTTGCAGATACACCTGCAACACCATCACAGGCCTCTTCAACCATCTTATGCATTTTTTCGAGATCAAGAGGTTCAGTACCCCTCCCGTTTCTCTTCTTGACGTTAATAGCGTCGTTTGTCATACTCTCTTCCATGCGGTTAACTTAAGTTTTGCTTCAAGTCCTTCATATGTATTTGATTTTACAATACTTTTCACATTATGTCCAGCAAGAACCATATCATTTAGATCTTTTTCCTTTACGGTATTTGGCCAGATGATAACCTTTTCACCTCTGTCGATGGACTTGGTGATTCGCTCGACGATTTGTCTGTTACGAGGTTCGTTATCATAAACCCAAATATAATTGCTCCAGCCAAACGTCCGACAATCAATATCAGACCCAGCCATCGCAACGGAATTATCCAAGAAGAGGGAATCAAACGGGCCCTCCACGATATAGATTGGTCTTTTTGAATTGACTTCATCGAGACCGTAGATTTTTGGTTTAGTGTCATCAAGTAGTATTGTAATATACCTTAACTGCGATGCAGTTAAAGATCTACCTTGGAATCCAAATAGAACTCCTTTCTCATCCCTCAGTGGAATGATAATACGTGGTTCATCTTTACCAATACTATCAAAAGTTCTTTTGTATTTGTTAGTCCACTCCTTAAAATTAGGACAAAAATAGAACTTTGATAAGTCAGGAATACCTCTATCAACAAGGTATTCTTTAGCGAAGTGTTCACTATTTAGATCGGATACCTTGCTCAATTCTGAGCATATATCTTTAGATTTAAACTTAGGTTGAGGAAATGTAAAGACGGGATTGGGAGTGTTACTACCCTTACCAGTTAGTCCTTCCTTATACCTCTCCATGACATATTGATCATGAAGGTTATTGTCTTGATCCTTCAAAAAATTGGCTAAAGATCTCCCAACACCACAGTTGTGGCATTTATAGATTATATCATTCTTTTTTTGAAAAAGATATCCCCTACATTTATTTTTATACTTTTGACTATCCCCACAGTAAGGGCATCTAAAGTTATATAACCCCTTTTTCTTCTCAGCAAACTTATTAAGTCTAACCGATACTAGGTTGATGTATTTTGTGTCTATGTAATTCAATGGGGCCAGCAACCGTTGGCTCCACTATACCAGATCTTGGCGGTTCTTGCAACTTTCTTAAGATTCCTTGTCCTGGCACACTAACGAGGAAAGATATAATACTAAGAGCACCAAAAATAGTCCACATCTTCTTTTCAATGATTCTAAGACGGTCATCGACTTTTCTGATGTCACGTTCACATCCCTCCTTAATTTGTTGTGCTTGACGATTTACTTCTCTATGAACACTCTCTATCTTCTCAAACAATACACCATCTATTCTATCTTGTTTATCTAACTTCTCATTATGAACAGCAAGTAGTTGTCCCATCTTCATTGAGTTCTCACTCAATTGATCAACAACCTTCTCTAACCTTTCTAGTAATGCAGTATTAACCGTTTCAGCCATTATCCAATACCTTATCTCCCACACCAATACCATTCTTCTCAAACCATCCTCTGTTTACTTCCAGTGCATAGAGCACAGTACTATCAGAAGAAACTGGGACTGTTGATAATGGTATAAGTTCTTTAATACTTTCTATAATTCCTTCCTTATTAATAAATGCAATATCTAAAGGAATTGTAGTATCTTTCATATGAAAATATTTTTGGCCTTCTTCTTTGAAAGCGAAGAGCATTCCACTATTCTCTTCTAATTCATCCCTGAACATCAAACCCATATTAAAATCAGTCTGTGTCTGTGGGACTTCAATATTCAGAATTGATTTAGTTGGTTGTAAAGGTTCTGGTTTAATAACGTCAACAGACTCGAACTCTGTTGGTCTGTAACCATCTCTCCAATCAGAACTATTATAACTCTCCTTTATTTCTTTCTTCTTTTTTCTTAGGGATCTAGACCATCTACCAATAACCTTCCTCCTCAACATCTTACCTTTCATTTTGGGATCAAACCCAGCAAGAGGGCCTGCATCATCTGCAGCGGCTGTAGCACCATCAGCACCCACAACCATTCCTTCTTCTCCCATCAACTTAGACTTCAATGGGCCATATCCACGATTACGTTTAGCCTTTTTATCACGATCTCTAGGATCCTTCCATCCACCTACCCTATGTGCAGTAGCATTGTCACCTCTCTGCTTTGCATCTATTGTAGAGCCTCTTGGATACAAAGCTGCTTGCATTGCTTTATATTCATCAGTCCTTTCAGGATCTTCTCTAAAATATTTTATAACTCTGTCGAGGCGATAGTCCATCACACTTCCGTTAAAGATTTGTACACATCCAAATCAACAATAATATCATGTAATGAAGTCTTAGGAACTTCGGGTAATCTCCCAAGATAAATCACAAAGGCTTTCATTGCACTCCATAGATCTTTATCTATTTTGTAAAAGAGTAAAGGAGTAGCTCCATCACCGAATACATTATAAACACTAATGATGTGATTTAATAATAAGTGAGTCTTGAGGACTCCAGTTTTTTTATATCTACGAAGCAAACGTTTGATGTATTTAAAACGCTTTATATCATCATAAAAATCCTCTTGCGTAATTGCTTGAGGATTCTCATAATTCTTTACAGCGAACATCATATAGTTGGCTTCGTTCAACTCATGAAATTGCATAAGTCACGAACAACGTGACTTTATTTATCAAGCAGGCATTACCTGTGCTACGGCCTGAGTTTGAGTTGAGATACCAGACATTGCTACGAATGTTTCTGTCTTAACTCTCAAGTTACCGTGTGTATCCATATAAGTTGTAACACCAACCCATCCAGCGTGAGGAGGTTTGAACTGAGAGGAAGTTGTATTCCTAGCAGCTTGCATGGTTTCATCTACACCATACACTTTAGCCGTGAATGATCTCTGATTATTTGCTGATGTTGGTGCGAAAGCAGGATCGTCTGTTAAGAACTTGGGTCTTTCACCAACAATAAATGCATCCGCAGATCCATTAAATGTACCTACAATCTCATCCATTGCACCAAGGTCATTAGAAACCAGTTGCATTTCTTCAGTGCTACCAATACTAGCAATGACTGCAAATCCACTAGTACCACCTGACCCTGTATTTGCACCTGATCCTTTACCTACAGTCAAAACTTGACCAACAGCATAGTTCGTGAAGGTTGTTCCTGTACCCAGTACCTCCCCGTTGAAACCACTAGCAGTGACAATACCGGCACTGGCAGTCGTTACATTATCGTTATTACCCCAAAGAGCCATGGTTTGTCCCTTTAATAATTATTTTCCTATAATTTATTTATAAGAAAAGGGGCCTATTTGAAGCCCCTATGATTCTAATAGTGCCTTTGCTAAGGCGTTCACTAATTCATCATCCACTTTATTACCAGTCTTGGCTGCTGCTCTCCTTAACAACTTAATCAAGAAGTCTTTAATAACAGAGTCAAGATCATCAGGTATCCTATCAACTGCCTTGTTGATAATACTAATCGCAATAGGCATTAAAAAATTAATCATGTTAAGTAGAAAACTCTACTCTATATAGCGGTTATGCGTTCTTTTTAGCTACTTTAGTTGCAGTTGCATACATTACACTCTTCCAATCACTACCATAACGATCCTTAAAACCCTTTTTATCTTTCTTCATACCCTTTACAACTCTCTCCTTTTCATCCTCTTCAGGTTCAGTAAGTGTCTTCTCTTTCAAACTAGAAGAGCCAGGCGTTGGCATACCTTTCTTCTTTAAAAGTTTAGCAAACTGAGCATCAGTTAGACCAGCAGCTTCTAAGAATTGTTTAAGAGTCTTTTTCATCCTACTTTACCACTGGTATTTTTTTGAACAAACATTGCTTCATAAGGAACGGCTTTTCTTTGCTTGATCAGATTCTTTTGTTTCAAATTATCAATAGCCTTGTTATGAGACTTGATACCCCATTCCCTAACTAGATTCATTGAGGAATGATTGAAACTATCTTGCCAGTGTGATGGGTTTCCACCTGATTTTCTTATTTGATTTAGGTGCTGTTGCTTTGTTATGTTTGGTTTCATTATAGGTCTGTTCCAAACCTCCACTGCTTTCTTACCAACTTTTTTCAAAGTATCAGTAACAACATTTTCTTGTTGCTGCTCTTGAGCTTTCTTTTTCTTTACAAGGTCATCTTCCTTTGCTTTTAGTTCTGCTTCCTTCTTGGCCCTATCCATCATGGTAGATGTAGTAACACCAACTTCTTCAGCACGAGTTGCCTGTTCGGTCTCAGGATTAGTTTTCTTCTTCTGTTCTGCTTTCTTTACTTCATTCTCTTTTGTTTTTGCTTGATTATCTTTATCTGCATGATACTGACGCATTGCAGGTAATGGTGAATCCTGTGGATCTCCACCCTTACTAATTCTCTTCTTCTCTAAACGTGCAAGAAGATCTCCGATATCTGATTCTTTAATAGAGTCACCTTTCACCTCAGTTTCTTGATTTAATTGTTTCAATGCATTAGAAGTTTTATTTCTTGACTTACCAATAGGGCCAGTACCTTTCTTAAGATTGTTCCTCACCTTTATAGCAGTCTCAATTCCTTTAGCTGCAATTCCAGTTGCAAGTGCTCCTCCAAGAAGAGCTGCACCTACACCTTCAGTTTTAGTTTCTTCATGAGGAATGGTATTACCATCAGCATCCTTTTGATGATGTTCCTTTACTTCATGATGATTACCACCACACTCTATACAAGGAACTTTACCACAATCACAATCACAATCCTCCTGTTTTGCCTCCAATTGAGGCATTATCTCAACTTTATTTTTTACATTTTTTTCTTGAATCTTTTTTTTTAGATCCTCGTCATCAGTAATTTCAAGTAAGTCACCTCTCCAATCAGAGAAACCTTCCTTCTTTAGTTTTTTCTTTTTCTTAAAAGAACCATCAACTTCACCATCTTCATAACTTATACCATCACCATCATCGTCATGCCACTTTTTTACTTCTTCTTTTTTTTCCTCTGTAGTGACACTCCTTTTCTTCTTAACTTTAGCTGCTAAACCTTCACCCTTACCTAACTCTCCACCTTGATGGCCAGTTGGTGAACCACCACCTGCATCCTGAGCTTTCTTTTCACCCTTATCTTCTGGGGCATCTCCTTCATCAGTCATTTCAACTGAAGCTATCTTGGGATCATTCCTCATCTGAGCAATCATTTCCCTAGTTGCATAACGAATATAAGATGAGTTACTATCTTTCTGTTTTACACGTACCTTATACTTTGTGCCTGTCTTAGTCTCTTTAGTAGTAACCTCTTTAAGTTCTTCTCCTTCCAACTCATTAGAGTTAGCAAGTTTTACATGTGGTGCTAACTTGTATAAAGGTTTACCAGTTACCTTATTTGTTGCACCTGCTTTGAATCCTTGATATGCTGGTGTGTTTGCTTTTATATCAGAATTAGTAATAGTATATTCATCTAACTTATAAAGATTGTCAAGTGCTTCAATATCTTCTTTACTCATTCCTGACTTATAACCCTTATGAATTTCTGCACCAACCTTTCCTACTGCCTGAGCACCAGTCTTAACAACCTTTTTAACCGTCTTTTCAGCCGCCTTACCATAATTACCTAGTGCAGTATCAATCTTCTTTACAACATTCTCTTCTAAATCATCAAAGAACTCATCCCACTCAGCAGTTTCTTTAAACCCTTGGAAAGCATTAGCAACTTGTGCTTTCTTACGAGTATCTACAGAGAATAAAAGTTGATTGGCCTCTACGTATTTTGCAAACTGTTTAACAGACATCTGATATTTCTCAGCCTGTTCTGTGAAGGCATTTTCCTTACGAACAGTAACAGTTTCGTAAGTAGCTGCAACCATCTCATTAGGACGACGATCTCCACCAAGAGGAATAGTCTTCTCTCCTTTAGGATTACCCTTTACCCATTTACGTCTCGTTTTTTCAGGCTCAGGCACACTGTTGAATTCCTGACCACCATCGGTTAGTTGATTTCCTTGAGCATCAGCTCTTTCAGAAATCTGTTTGTAAGCATCAACGAAACTTTGATACTCGTCACGTACCTGTTTAGAGTCCTTCATTACCTTTTGCACTTCTATACTGTTGCCTAAGTTTATTTATAATTGGATATTGTTCTTTGAAGTTTGTGATCTTCTTTAACCCGCCTGGAATTGCAGCCATTGTATTTTTTCTATATCCACCTGTTCCTACAAGAGTATTGGGATGTGTCTTATCTCTCATCCTACGTTCCATATGTTTCTCTGTATACTCTTTCAAATCTTTTATCCAAGACTTAAACATAATATTATCTTCTGTTACTGCAATGATATGATTAGTACCTCTTCTGGTTATCTTACCAATAAGGCCATGATTAAGATTCTCTACCATATCACCTATGTTAAAGATAATCTTCTTAAAATAATTCTCACGCAACCCTATTGGATCTAACTTAGGAGCAACCATCCATAAATCAACTTCTTCATCATGCTTCGATACTGTACCATGTTTCTTAAGAGCATCATCTACAGCAGTAGAGCGGGCTGATGCATAGTCCCGTCTCTTTGCTGCTGCCTTCTTACCCTTTTCATCTTCTTTATATCTAGCAGCTGATTTCTCTGCATCTGATTTCTTTTTAGTTGTTGATCCTTTCGTATCTATACTCTTACGAACAGTATTAAAAAGTTTCTTTGCAGCCTTGTCATCTAAAGTTTTTGGAATACCTGAACGGAATAAATCAAAATCATTTTCTAAAGCTGCTTTACGTAACTTAGAGGAAGACATACCTTCCACACCTTCGGCATCGGCATCTCTTCTGCCGGCTGATACAACGTTAATTTTCTTAAAGTTGTATAAACGACCATTGTATTTGTCTGCGAGGTCTGTAAATTCTTTAAGCCTATCATCCCCAACCACAATATTGATAGAGGAATATCGTTCTTTTGAGTCATCAGATCCGTACCTCTTCAAAACATCAAAGATAGTTCTCACATTTGCATCATCAAGTATATTAGCGGCCTCATCTGGAAACATAGCGTGCATGTATCCAATTTTTTCAGTGGGTTCTAATGGATTCTTATCTGTATCATGAGATCTTGATGGATATATTTTATAAGTTCCTCCTTTACCAGCAGTAGTTGCAATCTTTTGAATAAGTTTCTCATGGCCTTTTGTAGGAGGATTAAACCTACCAAAACCAATCGTTAATGAATCACCAGAAACCTTTTGTGGTTTCTCTTCTTTCTCAGCTGCAGGTTCCTCTGGTTTCTTCTTTGCCTTTCCTTGGAAAACTTGAAGTCTGCCATTAACAGTCTTCCCCCGAAGATTACCTTCGGAGTCATACCAATCACCATGACCACTATCAGACCATCCCCTAGCTTGAGCCTCTTTGGCTGCCAAGGTTTTATTGGCCTCTAAAATAGTTTGTACTCTACGGAAGAAACTCACGATCAGCCCTTTTCCCAACTCTTAGCACTACTGAAGTTACGACGGCTAAATTCTAATCTAGATACTAGTTTTACAGCACGACCACTGGCAGAAATAGCTACGAACCCTTCAGGGGCAACAGTTTCAAATCCATTTTCCGTCTGTACAAAAGTTCCTATAGTTTTAACTATCTCCAACTTCTTTATGATTAATTGCTTGGCTTCAATTATATTCTTATATGCAGCCATAGCAAAATACAAAGGTCGGTCATTAGTTTTTAAAAACTTTAATCCGTCACTTTGTATCTTTATATATTTATCTATAGCCGATTTCATCTTTAAAGATAAGATCTGTTGATCTAATTTAGCTTTATAAAATTGAACAAACCCATTTTTAGTATTCTCAGTATTCATTATTTGTTTATTTGGATCTCTATAAAACGTATTCATATATTCTTTCCATATATCTTTCAAAGCAAATCTACCCTGACCAACACCTGATACTTCACCTAAAAAAGTAGCGGCTTTAGTTAAAGAACCTTCTAACATACGAAGTTTCGATACATAATTCTGTTTTTCAGTTAAAGAAAATTTGGCTTGATCACTATTATCTTCAAAGATAGCAGAGAATACAACACATTCATTTGCAATATTCTGAAGTGGCCTTGCATCAAAACCAAGAACCGCTGACATTGTAGGTATAGTATCACCAGTATAATAAGTATGAAATGCAATCCCCATTTTAGAATTAGCAACTGAATCACCTAATGGGCTATCTTTAGGTATAACATATGTAATAGAGTTGGGGTTAGGATTAAAAGTCCAACAAGACTCACCATCAACAAAATTAGTTTTCAGTATAGTACTATCATAAAGATAATCACCTTGTACGACACCACTTATACCTAACTTCGGAAGGATCTTTAAACAGTTTTTAAGTATTCTATTAAGATCAGAACTGCCTGGATAATGAAAATCAATAGACATATCACTAGTACAAACCTTTGGATTCTTTTTATTGAAAACAGATTTAGTACCAACAAAAAATCTACCATCTAAAGGATTGACACCACAAACAATAGCAGGAGCACCATCCCATTTAGTAGTTACTGTAGCAGTAGATGTACCACTAACAGTCATCATCTCACCAAGAGATTTTAAAAATTCCAAGGCATTTTTACCACCACCTTTACCATCAATAATGATGTCATCTTCAACATGTTCTAAATGAGTATTCTTAGACATTATTGCAACTTCCAGTGTATAGAAGATGTAGCAGTTTGAGAACTAGCGTAAAGATATAAATCAATAACCGCTTCATCAGCAGCTGGTTTATTATTAGCCGCTAAATTTTGTAATCCTACAAGAAGAGAAAGACCAATATACTTAGAATATCTCCACTTAACAGGCTCTTCATGGATGTCGGCAATATCAGCTCTAGTACCTGTTATCATACTTTCTATAAATTCTCTATTCTGAGCTTCAGTCTTACCTGCCTGAAGAGATGCCATCTTTTGTTTTGGTAGTTGTAATATTAAATTAAATATCTCAGTTGCTATAGCAGCTGGTTCTTGTACACATCTACGCCATATTAATTCTGGATTATAATTAAATGCAACTCCATGTTTATTAAGTATAGTCCACACTAGGCCTCCTCCAATCTTTCCTTGTGCCGCAGCTGCACCAGCTAACTCACCTTGGAATGCTGCTTTTGATCCACTAAAGTTTCTAAACTGCATCTGATATCCCTTACCCATTTCCAAATAGGTATCTATAGATTTAAGGCCTGGAGCTGGATTAGTTGATTGGCCCTGAAATTCAATACCTCTTGACCTCTCATTCATAGGATCTTTATTAATAACAGTTAAACTAGGCGTACCATTAATTTGTTTTAAAGAAACACCAATTAATTTTTTATCATCAAATGCTAATTCAATCTCTCTATTTAAGTTACGTGAAAATCCAGCTTGAGCAGCTTCTGAAATTTTATTAGTATTATAATCATTTTTGACTAACCATATATCTGCTGGATTCCATTTATCCTCCGATGCAGGTACAGGTTCAAATGCTCCAACGCCAGGAGTTCTTTTAACTTGTAGATAAGCCGCATTTATCAATGCGTCTACACCACGACCCCTAGTAAACGTATAGGCATTTTTAGGAGGATTATTTAATGCATTATATAATTTATTTGCACCTCTTACACATGATATTTGCCACTTAAGATTAATACCAAGAAGATTATCAAGATTACTTTCACTCAGTTGACATGACGCCATTGCTGATGAAAAATCATTCATTGTTATTAAGGCATTACCATTTGCATTATCCTCAGTCCAAGTTGCACTTGGTTCAGGTATATCACTATCAAATATATTAAATCTTAATGCACAATATAAGGCCTGAGCAGATTCGGTAACACTTGCACCACCAGATCCACCACGAGATCCACCACTAGAAGCTGGTTTTACTAGTACTCTTACTACTAATTTCTGTAACGCTGGTGGAGCAGATGGGCCACCAACTTGAACATCAAATTGTTCACCAGAAGTATGTGGATAGACATAATGACTAACACCAGTTTGGCCACCATTATTTGACGGTATATATTTGTAACTCGAAACTTTCTTAATTAGATCAGCTGCTGCAGATTTACGGTTATCTTGTTCAGCTCTAACAACCAATATAGCTTGTACCTTTTTACCTATATCAGCCTCAGTAGATCGTATCTCCCAATCTTCATGGAACCCCATGTCAAACTTGGTGACAGCAGCTAATATTTTCTTTACCGTACTAAGTACATTATAGTTGGTGATACTCAGTTGTTTTTTCCTAGCCATTATATTAGCTAATATTATAGGGCTATTTAACAGGTTAACCACATATCAGGATGTGGCATAGTCTGATGGTACAGATTATATTCTGGCTTAAGACAGAGTTTAATATCTCCAGCGATTACATATCTATCTCCAGTATTTTCTTTCTTTAAAGTAGAGTGTTGTAAAGTACTTGGAAATAGAACAACTGTTCCTTCATGAGGAGTAATTGTATAAGTGTGACAATTATATCTGTTAAACTTTCTCATCACATTAAATCTATCACTTGGTTGAAATAAAGCACCTGATACTTCATTTGTGTTACTCAATTGATGAACACAAAATTTATCTGAAGTCTCATCTGTTGAAAGATAATACGTAAAAGATATATCAGCTCCGTTATGCGTATGCATATTAAGAGCTGGTATATCTTTATTATGATATCCAATCCAAGATTTGATAAAATTAATATTTAATTTTTCATGATCCACTTCAAAGAGATCTAAGTATCTCCAAACACTTCTTTTAAGTGATTGAAAAAATTCAAGATAACTTTTATTTAAGTGGAGAGAACATCTTCCAGAATTTTCTGGTGTCTCATTATTATAGCCATCAAACCATAATGATTTTAGTTCGTTGAAGTATTCACTTTTAAATTCATCATGTATATCAATCCTATCCTGTGCCACCACAGTAGGAAAAACTTCATGAACTTCCATCCTACTCCCAACGTGTGACTGTTAACTCAATACTATTATCATCCATTTCCCACTCCTCTTCAACTGTGTAACCCATTTTCTTAACAGTATTATGCAATGTCATACGGGCATACTGTTGAGTAACCTTATCAATAAATCTTTCTACTGGAATAGGTTGATCCCAAGTTTCCATATCACAAACTAATTCATAATCACCTGTCATTGGATTCATTCTAAAACCAATATCCTTAGTAATAGCAAGATCGGCCAATACAGTTTCATGTTTGATTCCATGAGAACCAGTAACTCTAAGTTCTTGATCTTCCAATACGTTGTATTGTAAAAGTTCTAATGCTTCTTGTAGCTCAGACTTGTGTTTGATCTTGGTTTTGATCGTGCTGAAGTGCGACATTTTCGTTTTCGTAGTATTCAGAGGTTTCCTTTCTCCATTTTATATCACCCAGTTGTTCTTCAATCTTTGATGTAAGATCAAGACATTGTGTTCCTTTAACACCCATAACTTCTTCAGTTACAGTCCCATCTTGTTTGATGGTAAATTTAATTCGTTGTGCTTCTGCCATGATAAAACGTTATTTATAGGTCTCCTTCCCGACGATTTTCTGAATGGTGAACATCAAATTCACCGCCTGGATATCTTGCTTTTAATTTCTCAACATTTCGTTCTACGACATCATCAAATGATACTTCCAAAGCCATACAAGCTTGTGCAACATACCAGAGAACATCACCCAACTCAATAATAAGATGCTCTCTATTGTGGTCATTCCAAGGTTTTCCCTGAAACACCATCTTCTTAACGATTTCCATAAACTCACCACCTTCAGCACTAATCCCAACAGCAGCAGTGGCAAGACGATTAATATTGGCACCCTCTCTGTCAAGATTATGAAGACTCTCAATAAAAAATTTAAAATCCTTACTGGAATCGGATGTGACACCATCCACGAATAGAAGGTACTTATGCAAGTCAACATTACCTTTCATAATTTAGTCCAACGAAATGTTTCATCTTTGTATACCCTATTATATCCAACTTCATCGATCATGTCAAATGCAATTGTGACTCTTTCCATATCGGCCATTACTTCATTAGTGCCATGTTCAATCCAATTAGGAAACAGTGTTATCTTACCATTATTATTAATAGAATTATAAACATTCTTATAATAAGGATCGATATAATACGTGTGAGTATCTTTTGTATTGATACAAATATGGCCACCAAGATATGAATTGTTATTAACAGCATGAGAATGAGCAGAGATTCTCTCACCTTTTCTCATCACATTAGCCCATGACGCACAATATATTTCTCTATCATTAGGATAACCCAAAGTTTCTAAAAATAAATCATGAGTTTTCTTAATTACTGATTTCAGATAGGATGTCTCAGACCAGTCCAACAAATTAAAATGTTGAAATCTTGAGGTTAAACTATCTCCAAGACCTGTAAATCCATCCTCTGTATGAGGATACTTCTCTTTCAGTTCCTTTTCCTTTACCAGAATAATTTTTTTTAAACTATCAGTATCAATATCTAATTGATCTTCACATAAAAAAATTGTGTCCTGTTTAGGAGCAAAAGGATTATTAGGTTCTGAATTTTTTAACTCAAGAATTTCCATTAAAATTTCAACTCAGAAAATTTATTCTTAAATGTTTTCTCTTCCTCTTGGCCATTGTCAATTATATCTTCCTGAGCACTCTGTTCTACATCATATAATCTCATCTTTGCACGGTCAATACCAACAACAAATCTCTTGTTCATTGTAGGATCATTATATCTATTCTTCAATTGTTTAACCATGATCTGATTAAGTCCTTCTAACTCTTCCGTAGATATAAGAGCAAACATAAGATCAGCAGTGGCGGGTAGACCAAAGGACTCGCTGGTGTCGGTAAGATCAACATCAGAACTAGCAAACCCACTGCGAGTGGTTTGGGTCGCAGATACAATTGGAAGATTCGCTTCAACCGCAAGACCACGGAGTTCTTCTGCAATCGCTTTGATATACGAGTAAGAATTGACATTTGCGTTTCCACGATACCTACTAGATGAACATATGTTGAGATAATCAATGAATATTATATCTGGTCTAAAAGACTTCTTAAGTGCAAGTTCATTAAGTAATGCTTTGAAATGTCCTGAATGAGCTGACGCTGTAGGATATTCTTTAATTATAAGAGATCCCTTTGTCTTTTTAATAAGGTTATTAACCTTAGTATCAAACATAGGTTTAGGCAAATCTACTATATCTTGAATATTGACATTAAGTAAATTCGCATCGATCCTTTCCGCAATCTTCTCCTCTGCCATTTCGAGAGTGATGTAGAGAACGTTTTTTCCCTGGAGTAAAACAGAGCTAGCCACATGACACATGAATAAAGATTTTCCAACCCCTGTGCCAGCAAGAGCAATGTTGAGAGTCTTATTCGGTATACCTCCCTTCGTAATCTTATTAAAGAATTCGAGATCAAACGGAATAAGGTCTTCTTTCCTGTGATACGAATCGTACCTTTCTTCGTAGTCCTGTAAGTAGTCATGACCTATATGATTATCAAATGAAACAGCAAGTGCTTTCGAAAGAATTTCTGGTATTGCATCTCTTCCCTGTTTTTCATCCTGACCATCAGCAAGTTCAATTGATTTTGTTAATGCCAAATATATAGCACGATCTCTACACCATTTTTCAGTAGAGTCAGTTAACCATTCAATATCAGACTCAGCATCTTCTAAGACATTAATAGTCTTATTAATATTTACAAGTTCTTCCTGAGTAATATCAGTACGTTTCTCAATCTCAATAGATAATATTTCTTTCGTAATAAGAGTATTATAGTCTTTAGTATACTGTGCAATCTGTTCAAATATAAGTCTTTCTTCTCTATTATTAAAATAAGTTGGTTCAATAAAAGGCAGTACCTTCCTCAGATACTCCTCTCGGAAAACCAAGTTCCTCAGAATAATATTTTCAATCCGATCCATTCTAAATGTAGTGGAAGTACGTAGTCAATATGTATTTTACACCCTTAGTAACAGGAAGTCCAGCATGAGGATATGTCCATAAAGGTGGAAATACTAAAACAGTACCTGTTTTTGGTTTAATAGTAACATCAGGAATATAAAACTTAGTTTCACCTCCCTCAAAATTATCATTCAGATAAACCTGAAAGGCAACCCACCTCTTTGCAGAAGGGTGATCTGATACATCAATATGTTTATCAAATGAATCACCAACTTCATACTTCTTAATTCTAAGTTCTTCAAAACCATATCTTGCAGGCAAAATATCTTCTGAATATTCTAACTCAGAAAAATATTTCATCCCCAAATCTGTAAAATTTTGATAAAGACCAGAATACTCTGGAGTATTACCAATATTTCTCTGATAAAAATTTGGTCTCCTATCTCTTTCTACTCGTTCATTCTCTTCATCTACAGCATCTCTTAGTTGAGAACATATATTTTCTGAAAGAAAATCATCATACGTTTTAATAAAATTATTCTCCATAACTAAACTCTCTCTGTGCAGTCTCGTCCAATGCTTGCATTACTTCTGGAGTAAAATAAGTTTCTGGTTCTGCAAGGATTTGTTTAGCATAAAGTTTTTTACCATTTATCTCATAACGTCCGGCAACATTCTTCCACAGTCCTCCAACCTCTCCTAATTCCAAGAGTCCATAATATCTGTCAAGACCACGTTCGTCAAAATACAAACGTATCTCTACTTCTTTATGTTCTCTAGAGAGACGCGACTTTGCTGTCTTAGCTTTAATAATGTTACCAACAACCTCTTTCTGATCCTTTT